CATATTCTTTGAGGGCGGATTTATGGGTGAAGGCACGTTGGTACAGAGACAGATTCTTAATCTTTGTACCGACGAGTTGTTCAATATCTTTTTGATTGAAGTTCATATTGTTAATAAGTGTTATTTTTTTAAGCCCGCTTCACGTAGTGGGGGCTGAGGTACTTTTGGAGGTTCAAGTAGGTGACAACAACGTCAGATGGTGGTTGCAACAAATCCTTGAGCTTTTCGTCAAGAACAAGTTGGCGACCGTTCTCTGGATGCTTGAGGTTGTTATCAATAATATACTTGTTAATAGCCTTGGTAACTTCAGATCGAGAAACAAGTTCACCTTCACCAAGTTTCATGAATTCACGCAACTTAGGGGTTACTTCTTGCTTTCGGTTGAAACCGTTGTTCGCAGCGCGTGCCTTGGCCTTCTCACCCGATGGATCTTCCTGGGTGTTCTTAACCTTGCGCATAAGCTTGGTGAGAGCCTTAACATCGGCGCGGAGAGCAGCAATTTCAGATTGGATGGTTTCAAGAGACATCTTATATCTCTACTAGAGACCAAATCTTTAAGTAGCATAAATTAGAAACAGAACTGTAAGTGTGACCAATGCTATAGGTATTATATCGATTTTTTCCTCCGCGGTTGGAGGTAGAGGTCGAAGTATAATTCGAAACGGTTGTTTTGGGTCACTACCCTTTACCTGTCCAGGGCAGCCGCCTGCGCAACAATCTACTGGGCATGGTTTTACAATTGGACCTCTACGCACTCCACAGAATTGGTTAGTTTTTGGGTTACCTTCACCCTTATATGCATAACATCTGCATTCGTCGATAATGTTACATACCATTTATAATATCACGATATAATAATGGACACCGAAATTTATTCAGAAGCTGTAATTAATAGATTTTTGAAGAAGGATTTATTCTTCAATGATTCTGTACTTGAGAAGTACTACCAAGATGACAACTTATCGGCATTTAGAAACCGTGTTCACAGACTTCACAAGAATGAAAGTTTTGAAAAGGTTATATATGCACTCGTAACTGATACAATTCGAGATATAATTCTAAAAACTGTTGGCGATCTTTCTGATTATCTTAAATTGATGGGCGATTTGGTGATATCAGGTGGTGAAGCGTTTAACATGCACTTGGAACGTAACGATCGTTTAATAACCAGCGATATTGATACAAAGTTTATTCCAAGAATTCCATATGACACAAAATACTTTGGTAAGCTCCAAGCAATTAAACTTCTTTTGTGGAACAAACTTGGTGAAATATCCAGAGATATTGGAATGAAAGTTAAAGAACGTCTCTCTAATTCTAATAAACTATCAAAATTTATAGGTTTGGGATTTTCGGAAAAGGGTCCTTACGTTACCAGACGTTATATATTGATTAAGAAAAAGAAGGCCAGACGTGGTGGCGAGCCTTCAAAAGGTGATGTATTCATCGACGTTGAACTTTTTGCACTTGATTTAAATTTACGATACTTTTCTATTAAAGATGGTAAAATTTCAAAAGAAATACTTGGTGGTATTTTAGACATTCCATTTATGCGTCCAAAAGAGTTTGGTTCTGAAATCATAGAATCAAAAAAGGCTGGAATTGCTTACAAAAACAAGAATACCAATACGATGGTGTATGATAAGCGCGTTTATGTTGCTGGAAAGAGATTTCTTCTCGATGATGTGTATCTTATGCAGAAATTGGGTCTTAGACCACAAAAGAAAGAAACGGATAGACGGCGTATGTACAAATTGTCAAAGTTAATCACAAAATCAACGAACATTAAACAAACGGATGATATTAATACTATTTACAAACAGACATATAATAAGATAAAACCAAACTATACAAGACATTTTCGTCCAACGCGGGTAAATATGTCATTAGCTGCTAAATTAAATCCATACAAATATACCGAATACACAACTAAACCACAACCCGAACGGTTATCAAAACAACTTGTATATGGTGTAAAAACGTCGGTTCCAAATATCAATATTCCAGGGTTTAGTAAAACCTACGGAAATCAACGATTTAATTTGAAAACACAGGAATGGGTAAAAAATACTTCAAAAGAATACGTTAAAAATGAGTTTAACTACAGGCCATTACAAGCTAAGAATCTACCAGAACGCCTCGATATATCTAAAATTCTATATGGATATAAACCAGTGCGCGACAAATGGGTACCCATACAAATCATAAAGAAATCAGCACAAATACCATTTGTTGGTTTAAAGAATTGAGACTCAAACTATACATATAATGTTGTACAACGCTCCAGTCAAAGGTGACGATGGTTTGTATTTCGTAAAAGCACTCACTGATGAAAAGCGCAAATGTTTTATTCAACTCAATGGTGTGACTATCGCGGATGCTTCCAACGAAATTACTTTTGATTTGAAAAACGATTCCAACCGAAACAGGGTTCAGCTTATTGATGACTTGAATTTCGAAGCCGCTCGAGAAAATTGTGAGTCTTGGTTTGGTAAGCAACTTACCGACGATGTTTTGCGTTCTGCGTATACCTCGAGTATCGTGAATGATCAACTTACAGGCGAATGTATTGCTGTGACTAAAGTTTATAATAGCGATCAAGAACTTGTTGATTTTAGTTTTGTTGGTCAGGGTAAAAAAAGTAGTGTCATTCTTGAATTTGCCGGTCTTTGGTTTGCTAAGAAAGCATTTGGTCCAGCGTGGAATATTTTTCAGGTGAAGGTTTTTGATGAACCAAATCTTGAAGTATATCCAGACGACTATGCATTTAACGACGAAGATGTGGAATAAAAAAATTGTTGATCATATATAAAAGATAATGAAGGGTCGTACTCAGAACCTCATGATGTTGCTTGCCATCGCCGCGTTGGTTTTCGCCCTCTTCAGTGTGAAGAACAAATCTAGCTACTCCATTGCCGAACAAGAATATGCCGCGTATGAATTTGCACCAGCCACTGCAGGACCATCCGGTTCTCCAGTATCCAATGACAGCTGTGGTATGCGCGAAGGTACTGGTCTCGCGTCGTCTCTTCTCCCACGCGAGGTTGCTTCTCAGGAGGACTTTGGACAGTTTGCTCCAGAAGACATCCTCAAGGGACAAAACTTCCTCGAACCACGCAAACAAATTGGATTCCCAGAAAGTGTTGGTGGTGCGTTGCGTAATGCGAACCAGCAAATCCGATCTGATCCACCAAATCCAAAGGATGGTTATGTTTGGAATAACTCTACCATTGTTCCAGATATGATGCAGCGTGATTTGTGTTAATTTCACTTAAAGATTAGACCATAGCTTTATGTAAATAATGTCAGTACCTAATGAACTTTCCGAAAGTGTTTCTAAGCTTGTTGAACTCAGCAAGCAACTCTCTGAAGCAAAATCTGATATCAAAATCCTCAATCAAGAAGAAAAACGTCTCAAAGAATCTGTGAAGAGACATATGATTGATCAGGGCATTGATACCATTAACCTCAGAAAAGGTAAAATAAGTCTACGTAAGACTGTTAGAAAGGGTAGTATGAATAAAGATGCAATTCGGGGTGGTCTTCTTCAGTTTTTTGGAGGGGATGAAATTAAACTTGAAGGCGCGCTTAATGCCATTCAGGATAACCTTAAAGTAAAGGAATCAACGTCAATATCATTAACGGGGATAAAAGATAAGCCCGATAATGAAGATAAGTAATACCCATGGTTTGGAGTCAATATGTGTATGAGGCTACGTCTGGTTATGACGTAGCCACCGCCTCAAGTGATGAAGAAGATTATAACGACGAATTTCAGTTAAATGTCGAAGATTGGCAGACTAAATATTCCGATGAATTGTGGGAATTGTGGGATATGGTTCAATTATTATTGAAAGATGCGTATATTGAAAATCATCTCATGTCTAAATGCACATTCTCAGATTTTGCCGAGTTTTGTTACAATACTCACGACGAATACTGTGAATATGTCTGGATTCCGTACGAATCACAATTATCCTACATTTGGAGAAATATACAAGATTATATTGATAGAGCTGGTTTACATAATGAATTTATGATAAGTGCTACATTTGACCATTGGGTTAGATTTGCATCACAGTACACCGAGTAAAATAATATACCTATATATTAACCATGCTTCCAGATATCACTTCTCAAAAAGTTGCCATCCCAGCTACTCTTTTTTTGGTGCTCAGCCCAGGTATTCTTTTGACTACAGATGGGCAAGATTTCAAGATTATGAACGGAAAAACCAATCAAATGGCTGTTATGTTCCACGCGCTCGTGTTCTTTCTCGTGTACAGTCTCATCGCCAAGTCTATAGGTCTTGTGTTGACAAAGACCGATTTGGTAGTCACTACAGCACTCTTTATAGCTCTCAGCCCGGGGATTCTGTTGACACTCCCACCCGGATCTGGTGGAGTTCTTCAATCTGGTCAGACCAGTGCAACTGCTGTATTGACTCACGCAATTGTTTTCGCGATTGTGTTCGCGCTTTTGCGTCGTCAATTTCCTCAATTCTATTAAGTAGGAGGATGAAATACCTTGTTTTAGGACCCGCGTCAATGGGTATCTATTCCATGATAGGATCTCTGAAAGCTATTGAACATCAGTTAGTTGATGTTGAAGAAATTTCAGGATCGTCAGCGGGATCTATTCTAGCTTTATTTTTGGCTTTGGGGATGTCCGTGGATGAGATTTCCAATATTTCTTTATCTTTAGATATCTCCAAAATTGTTAAACTGGACTTAAAATCATTTCTTATCAAGTTCGGTTTTGTTAATTTAGGTCCTATTCGTGAAAAACTAGTTGAAGTGTGTGGGTGTGATCCAACATTTGAAGAATTGGATATGAAGATTTATGTATCTGCGTATTGTTTGAATACATCAACTACCGAATATTTCTCTCGAGATACCCATCCAAAAATGAAAGTCGTAGATGCAGTTTGTATGAGTATTGCGATACCATTGATATTTAGGTATGGTGAGTTTCAAGGTAAAACTTACATAGACGGTGGTACTCGAGAACAGTATCCAATGGTTCCATTTTTAGGAAAAAAGCCACACGAAGTTACGTGTATTAAGATAAAAATGGACCGTGTATATCAAGAACAAATAAATAATCCAATACGATATGTTGAAGCTCTTGTTAGATCATCTCTCGCAAATAGAGATGAACGCACAGAAAATGTGGAAATGATAGAAGTAGATATCGGTGATACAAACATATTTGACTTTAATATGTCATATGAAGACAAAATTAGACTATATAATATAGGATACTCATCCATAAAATAATTACTCACACTTTTTTGTTAGTTTAATATAAAATGGTAGACGCGTGCGATCCAGACGCGGATATAGAAAATCTCAGACAGTTGATCAAACTCAACACTGGAGTAAATATTAAACTAACAAGAAACGAAATATGTCAGGCGTACAATGAAATCCAGGCAGGTAAACTACCCCTCCCACCTATGGTTATGAACTCTGATAGAACATATCTAATCGATAAGAAGTCACCATTAAAGGGACGTGATTACGAAGCTCTTTTTAACTCGGCCACAAAACGCACAGACCTTAAGAGAATTGCTCGAAAGGTCGATCTCACGAGAGTTGAACAAATGACAAAGAGCCAAATTGTGGACGCAATTGGTAAACGCCTTCGGTACATGAAAGTACATGAACCTGTTAAATTCTCAAAGCGAAGACAGGTTGCCATTAACAGAAACGCAGCAGTGAACAACACAGCAGTGAACAATGTTAATTTTGGTGGAAACATTCCCAATAATAGCGGGGGTGGAAACATTCCCAATAATGGGGGTGGACGAAATAATGGCGGGGGTGGAAACATTCCCAATAATGGGG